CTGATTCTGTTGATAGCCAGCTAGTAAAGCAGCAGTTAGCTTTGCAACGCCTTGCATTGGGTGTATGTCAGCCTCAATACCTTTATAACTAGCACGTTCAATTGGTGCAGCAGCCTGATCCTGTAGCATTCTGGCGTACTGATTACGCCGATACATATCGGCAACATCTTGTGAATTGAAGTTAATGAATTGGTTATCTGCCATGACTATCTCCTAAAATACTTTAAGAATGCCACCAGCACCCTTTACAGCGCCGCCTAAGCCTTTGCCTAACGAACCTAAGCCCTTCCCTAAGCCCTTACCAATTCCACTCATTGCGTCACCAATACCTGTACCAGCCCTTGTTATATCTCCCATCATTCCGCGCTGTGCTGACATAGGCGCGCTTGGCTTCCATCCCATCTCAGAGCCACCACCACTAGCGTTGTAGCCTTTCATAATTTGCCCAGCCTGTTGCTGCTGTGGAGATAATGCTTCTGTTGGCCTGTTGAAGCGATCCATATCACCATACTGCATTTGTTGGTTAAATGAATCAGAGAGTTGCTGACTACCAGTCTCATCTCCACCAAGACCATACTGCCTAAGTCTTTCAGCTAACTTCATGCGGTTTTGTTGTCCTACTCCAACGACCTGTGGATTAGCCATCTCACCCGGCTGCTGCATCTGAAAATTTACTATTCTGTTTGCCATAACTACCTCATTAACTCAACGATTGGAATGATTGTACCCTTTAATTTGCTCATGTTTAACGCATACTTATCATATAGTTCTGGATGGTTAACTTTAGTCCATTCAACCCTATCTGCTGAGTCCTTCATAAAGCCCGTGCAGTCATAACAGTCAAGGCTTGTATGGTTTAAGCTAAAGTGTTCCGGCAGTTGACCGCGCTGCGTTGCCACAAAGTCTAATACCTGTTTGCCAGTCCACTTTTCTATAGGCTGTATGTACTCAATGCCGTCTAAAACTGCTCCATGCCTAGACTTACCCTTAAATGACTCATCATTACGCTGTCCAAATATTAACTGTGTAATGCCACGTTTTTTTATAGCGCGTGATAAAGGTAATGTTATGTTCTCCATGCAGCAATTTAAGTAGCTCTGTATAAGGACAGGTTTCTCACCAGAAACACTCATTCCATCTAATGTGTTGTTTATTGGCACAATGTCACTAGGTATGCCATTAGCGTCAATCTGAGCCTGTTGATCTACATTAATCTCAATGAATTCAACTGCTTCTGCCCTAATCTCTTCTACAAGAGCCATCGTCTCAGGATATGTTTTTCCAGTATTAACAAAAAACACAATAGGTTTCTTAGCCTTGTATAAATACCAGCAAGCAAGAGAATCTTTACCACCTGAGAAAGCTAGTCCTAGCATTAGAATGCCATCATTCCAGCGCCGCCAAGTGAGCCTAATGTACTCATCATGCCGCCTTGTCCAGCATTTTTAGATTGTTGCTTGAGTGCGTACTGATCCATCTGACCTTGAAACGTATCTTGTACACCCTGATAGATCGGAGCAGCAGCAATATTAGCGCCTTGATAGCCTTGAAACTGTGGCATCTGTATCTGTGATCCACTCATTAAGCCCGTTATCTGGTTCAATGGCTGGTTACGCAGTGCAAGTTGCTGATCTAAGCTCTGTTGCTGTGCAGTATTGCCAAACTGAGCCATACCTAGTTGCTGGTTAAAGTTTTGAGCAGCAGCAGCATTCTGAGCAGTTTGTGCAGCTAATTGATTCTGGTAGTCTTGCTGTAGCGCAGTGTTACCCATGCCAGCATTCTGCAAGGCAGCGTTAAACTGTGATTGTTGCGCTTCATTGCCAAACTGACCACGAGCCTGAGCCTGTCCAAAGCCTTGCTGATTCATCATTGCATCAAGATTGATACCTTGTGCAGCAGCTTGTAGCTCTAAGTCGTTTCTGTTCTGACCCATAGTACGCATTTCATTCTCATAAGCCTCGCCACCAGTGACTAGACCTTGATTAGCAAGACGCTGCCTTGTTGCATTCTCATTCTGTGTTAACTGAGGCTGTAACCTAGACATAATTGCTTGCTGACCAGTCATCCCTGCGTTAACAGGCATTGCGGCTATTCCTGACGTATCTATACCTTGCTGAAAAGTAGGGCCAGCCACAGACCTCTGTGCGCTTCCAGCGTTGTATGTGGCTTGGTTAACTGGTGAAACTGACTCTGCTATGCTTGTATCAATGCCCGGCAGATTAGGATTAAACGGCGTACCTAGTATGGCTTTAGCTTGTGCAACACCTTGCTGACCTAGCTCTGCAAGCGATCTCTCTACACCCTGTTGCGCTCCTAAAGTAGCTTGTGCATCTGGTGTTAGACTCTGACGAATAGTAGGTATATCACCCTCGTAGCTAATAGTCTGACTGCCTAATGGCCCGTAGATGTTAGGATTACCTAACTTTGCTGTAGCCCTAGCTGCCTCTATATTAGCCGCGCCCTGTTGTTGAGCAGCGCCAGCATAGTCTGGTACTGGTGGTGGTGCTGGTGCTTTCTTACCCATACTTGCCTCCTAAAAATTTACATTTATCTTTCAACAGCGTAAAAAATATCATATCACCGTTACTTCTCTTTATTCTGGCTTCTTCAGTGAAGCCCATATTCTTTACTAACTTAATGCTTTTATCGTTCTCTTCAGTGATCGGTACTACTATTTTCTCTACGTTACACACTATAAACGGATAGTTAAATATTGCAGCTATGAATGTCTTATTCATTCGCCCTGCTACTGCAATATGACAGGTAATGGTGGTGTCCATAAAGCTCTCATAGATCACCCCTGCAACTATCTGTCCTTCTCGTTCCAGCCCTATAGCTGATGAATTGCAATGATACGATCCTGTGGTCTGTTCTGCTACCCATACACCAACAGAATCGCCTTGTACTATATGCCAGCCCATCCAGTTTGATAAACTACGTCAGTTGCCGCCCATTCTAATTGCAAGGTCTGAGATGCGCTTTTAAGGTGTATACCGCCGCAATACCCTATCCCTGTAACTCCTTGAAAGTTATTAGTAATCATTAGTCCTTGACCCCATGCTGACGAATCCCATATTCCCGCATCCCATAGCCCATACGAGCTAGGAGAGTAAGACAGTGCTGCTGTAGGGTCAGATACATCGTAGTCAATGTTCATTGAGACTAGGATAGAAGGCAGTCCGTCCGTAAATATAGAAGGTCTAGCTCTAGTAAAGTATTTCTTTACACCACGTTGCTCAAAGTAGTTAAACGCTTGCAGCACGTTAGTATTAATGTCTGTACCGTTATCTGCATAGGTCGAGTCCCAAGCCCTGCCTACTACGCCATTGCCGCCAAAGTAAGGATTATCTCCGAACGATTCCCAGCAGTTGGCTTCCCAGCCTTGAAACTTGCACCAAGACTTTGTAATCGTGTTCATTACATACTGCTCTTGATTGTTACCCTCATCTACAGGCACGTTGACCCATACAGCGTTATTCTTGGCTGAGTAATGTATCTGCCAGCCAAAGTTGTCTGCATACTGTGTAGAAGCGGCAGTAAACGCGCCTTGTATCTTGTTACTCAAAGCGACACGAGGATCGAGCCTAGAGCTTTGTAGTGATGCTGCGAGGGGTATTAATCCATCGTATGTCATAATTAGGATGTCACCACCGTACTTCATGAAGCAGCGATCACCAATCGGAGAGCCTAGCTTCCATACGCCAACCAATGCCCAAGTAGCAGAACTAGCAGGGTCAGTACCACTGAAAACTATGCACTCGCCATTGCTTGTAATAAATACTAGGTTGTCATCAACCCCGTAGCCAGCGTCAATCGTCCATGTAGCTACGTCTGTAATGTGACCGCCAAACTTAGCAATGGTACTTAGATCGAGAACATTAGCTGCTCCACCGACCTGATTAGTTGGCAAGTACCAAGCCTTTAATGATTCCTTTTGCGTAAACCATACCCTGTTCTTGAACAGAGTAATATTATCTAGTGTTGTACTTGTAACGCCTGTTATAGCGATAGGCGATACAGCAGTAATAGAGGCCCATGTAGTGCCATCAAATAGCAATGGAGCGTCTACACCATTGACTAGATATAGATAGCTACCGCCGCCAGTAGTAACATTGATGAACTCCCATCGAGCGTTTGTTAAGCCTACCTTTACAGGCGCACCTACTGCACCAGCAGAAGTAACGTCATATATCTGTGTTCCGGCAATTGCGTACAGCTCCTCACCCGTGCCAGTTGAGTAGTTCATCAAAGTCTCAACCTGACCAGTTATGCCTGTGGCGTGGTTAGAGTACCCC